GTCTATAGAAGGTACATAGAAAAAACGATGTACCCACCCGGGTGTTTATATTTTGTTTTTCTTTTTGGAGTTACACGAGCGGCAACAAGCTGCTAAGTTCTTGGAGTCCAGCCTGAGCGAATAATCTTTATCTAAAGAAATAATATGATCAACAGTTGCATCACTGCCTGATAAATGTTTGTTGCATAAATAGCAGACCCATCCATCTCTATCGAGAACGAGTTTGCGAATCTTTTGCCAAGAGTAATCGTAGCCACGTTGGGCAGATGATGACTTAGTTGGTCTTGGTCTATTGAGCAAGATTAGTTCACTGCACTTGGGGCAACGTGATGTGCGTGATGGTGTGCCACATTCAAGGCAGGGTTTAAGCAATGCCATCTGTTGCTATCAAGTATTCGATTGCCATAGCCAAATGCGTTGTGTTATCTTTGAAATGACCAAGCCCAACATTGCAACTATTGCAAAGAAGGCCACGCACTTTATGAGTCTCGTGATTATGATCAACACTTAACTCCTTTGGTAATTCATTTACATTGATGCCACATATAGCACAACAACTATTTTGTTTCTCTAATAGCAATCTATACTCACGTTTTGGCAAGCGAGTGATTGCCTGATGCTGACTACGACAACTGGCACACATAACACGAAAGCCGTTACCAGTTCGAGAATCTCTGTGATATTCAATTAAAGGTTTTTCTATTTTACAATTCTTGCAAACTTGTGTGCTATTCGTCATCGTTCTCTAAAGAGTTTTCATATTGCTCAATGCTAACAAAGTATTTATTGTAAGCATCTAGTGTTGATGTTGTCGCTCGCGTTAGCAAAGTGTCAATAGCATCAAATGATAATTGTTGATCCGTCATCACTTCAGTAGATACCTCGCCGATACTAACTGCAATGTTTATCACTTAGTCAGCTCCAATCGGCTATCGAGTAAATCGTCAATGAATTTATCAACGATATGTTTCTTGGAATCTATTGATTGTTTGCGAGTAATAAGAGCGTGGGCAAGTGCCTCGTCTATTTCCTCAAGGGTTTCAATGTCGCTATCCATATCCTTTGTCCATATACGAAAAAAGCCCTCAACCAATATGGTTAGGGCTTTGTGGGATAGCAATATCTGTTACACGAAAGTGTATCACAAGGCGTTGCAATTTGTTGTCAATTTTTACCTTGCCTCAATAACCTGTTTGACATTGTAAAGAGAGCCTTGGCGCTCAACATCGGCAAACTTGATGATGTTGTAAACCTGACGAATCTTTAGCCCTAGCAGGGAGGCAATAGCTTCGGCATCGAGAAAGAATTTCTTTTCAGGATTATTCATTGCCAAGGTGATCAGTCTGATAATGCTCCACGATTGCTTGCAACCAAAGCAGGTGATTTCCTCGGTCAATCCATATTCGCTCAATCGTTGGGCATCAATGACAACGCTTCTTTTGCAATCATCGCTAGGGCAAGGAATCTTTCTAGGTTGCTCAACGAATTGCTTGCAAGCAGCAATTCCTTTCGCGTGGAGTTCTCCGACTTCAACTATAAAGTCTTTTGCCCAATCCTGTTTCAATGTCCAATCAAGGTGCGATAAGTGGAACTGGCAAGTGGCTCTGACTTCTAACTCTGTTGTTGCCAATCTCTTGACCAGCGCCGGCGGTGTCAATTTGCGCCCCTCGCGGATAAGAATCTCCCATCCGTGCAAGATGGCCAGCAACTCTGTAGCCATTGAAAAATCAAGAGCTGAGACATTGATACCAATCGAGCGTTCGGCGCTGACCGAGCCATTGCCTGACCTGCCGGGTCTAAGATAATCAGATGCCGTTGCCTGTAGATCGGGTAGCGCCATTAAATGCCCTGAAATCCTAAATTGGCATTTATAGCAAACGCCTTCAACCTTGGATGGCTTATCGCAGATATTGCATTTCAAAATGGCACTTCCTCACTGGTAGTTAATTCCTGTTTCGCCTGCCCCCAATAGTCAGGTGCCGACTCACTAAATACGGTCATTGGGTAACACTCGTGCAGGGCTAGGACAATGGGGTTGGCGGCGTTGATATATGCCTTGCTCCTTGGTGTGACCTGAAATGAAACTGAAGTCCGATGGATTTGATAAGTCCTGCCCCCTGTCAGCAATTTGACGATTTCATCTCTAAGGCTGAGTCGGCCTGTATCAAGTTTGATAGGAACGCCTGCATAACTCAATCCATCCCAAACAAGGTTTCCGCAGCTTCGGCAATCAATGGCTTGAAAGTTAGATGAGGTCATTTATTTATTCCCTTCTGTACCGAGAATGTGGGTGTACCTACTTCCGTATATATACATATACGGAACGGTACGCACACCGCCCACGCTCATTTCTGCCTGTGTTCCCTTTTTGAAAAGGTACACAAAAGGTACGGTACGGTACACCATCAGTTAGCCTTCAACTGAGTGATTTCGGCATCTAAAAGGTTGAAATGGCTCTTGCCCTCATTGGTGACATAGAGAATAAATGAACGCTCATTGCCCTTATTCTCAATCCAACCGCCAGTAAGTAAATCGGCAATGCGATCACCAATAACATCTTTTGACCCAGTAATGCCCTCTTGAACCAATCGGCGAGTAGCGGCAGGGTGATTGTGGATGAACTCGACAATCTCCTTAGTTTTCTTAAACTCCTTATTGGCCTCAATTTCTTCTTCAACGGCTGGTACGCAGATAACGTACTTCATCACATTTGAAGTTGAATCAATTTCGATAATTGCAGCTTCTTGAGTTCTATCAGATTTGCGCCACATACCAGCATTGCGCCTAACTGAGCCGGGGCGGTCTTTAGTTACTCTGACAGTCAGCGCGCCCGCACCGCCGGGGGCAAGGTTGCGAAGTGGCTCAATAAGGTAGGCGGCGCCATCAATGGTTGCCAACTTTGCCTGCCCGCCAATGGCAAAGCGCCCGCGAGTCTCGGCGTTCTTTGTAATGTGATCAACTAGGACTACTGCTGCACCCGATTTTGCCAATGCCCTCGGAAACTCTCGCATCCATTGGGTAATGTCATCGTTTTCTTTAGTCTGCTTTTCCCACATTGTTAGGGCTTCGGTTACTCCATCAATGATAATAAGAGTTGCAGAACCTTCTTCTAACAAAGTCAGCCAAGCAGGGTCATCGAGTAAATTACGGCGTTCAGGTCGGATGTATCGAAAGTAAGCCATTGCCTCGGGCTTGGTGACTCCAAGGATTTTCAAGCGATTGGCTATATCGAGTGGGTCGGATTCAAAGTCAATATAGACAACCTTTTGGTAACTCTTGAGGACTTCGGCGCAGGCAATCTGTGCCAGCCACGATTTACCCGATTCAGATTCACCGTAGAATGAGTGAACTTTGCCGGGGTAAAGCAATCCAGCACCATCGGTGCGCTTGAGCAAGGTTGCTTCTTGCAATGTAAATAAGCCATCGAAATAACCTTCAAGGCTAATCGGCTCCCAACTTGTCACAAACTCGCTTAAATCGGCTTCAGTGCCATCTAAAAGGTAATCTTGCGAAGGTTTGGGCATTAAGTTTTTTGACTCATTGAGCGATTTCAGGTCAGATTGCCCGTAGCCTTGAGAGCGCAAGTCGTTGGCTGCTCGCTTGAAATCGCCACCGTGCTTGAGATGGACATAGGCGCCAAAGCGATCATAAGAGCGTTCGGCATCAAATGCGGTAGATGTAGAGAACACCCGTAGTTTGTCAGTTCCCCCAAAATTGGTGGTGGCACTGACACCGATAGTTTTGCCCGGTCTGCGCCAAGCGGTCTTTTCGCCTTGAGTGTAAACGCGAATCCAGCCAAGTGGTTCTAATATCTGCTCCCACGTTGTGCGAGCGTTGTAATCATTTCCGGGGGTTAAAGTTCCATCGCGTTTTGTGGCTACATCTTGTGCGATTGCCTCAACCTTTGGCATTTCATCAAACATTTCAAATATGGTATGTAATGCAGTTCGCTGGCTCATAGTAATTGTTGGGATAGTCTCAATCGAACCGCCAATGAGATTCCACTCACCGCCTGAAGGATGAGTTGAACCTGAAGATGGAGCGCAGATTGTAAAACCGCCCTCTGATCTAGTTTCTGCCCAAACATCAACCCCACCATTTTCGCCCGGCTTACGAGCTAACTTGGTGTTTCCCGGCAATACTCCATCAGATACTTTGTAGAGCCAGTGCAGGCCACCACTAGGAGTGATTTCGACATAACCTTGATTGAGTAATTGCCACAAATCGCCAAGGCCCGAACTTTGTGCAATCTCTGCAATCTCTAAGTGCATCTTGGCGGCTACGGCGCGACCTTCTAATTCGAGCATCTCTAGGTTGCCCGAGATAGCACCGCAGATAACACCTACACCGTCAGGCTTATTGCTAAACCATTGCAGTAGTTCATCGGGTGTTGGTTGGCGCTTTTGGAACTCCACCCACGATGACAGACCCGGGCGTTTGCTTCCATCGCCAGCGACAGGCACGGCAACAATGCCATTGCTCGCAAAGCGAAGGGCGGTGGTTAGTGTGTCAGTCATTTAATTTGCCCCCGTTAATTTTTCTAAAATAGAAATATATCTTTGCTCTAACCTGCCAGCCTTCTTTGCTCTATCCAATCGGCGGGTAAGAGAATCAAGCTGAACGCCTGCATCACGGGCAATAAACTCTAAATTAAAGCCACGATCTAATTGTTCAAAAATGTAATCAATCGGATAGTCGCTCATTCAAATTCCTTTTGCATCGCTTTGATAGTTTCGCAAATGGGTGCTTGAACTGGACATATATTGCACCAGCCATCAGAATCGGGTTTATGCAACTGTGCTATTTCAATCAATAATTTGGTGGCACGACATTTCCAGCAAGCAAATAAGCATTTATCATCAAGTTGTAAATTTAACTTATACAACAAATCGGCGTGGGCAGTTGGTAATTGATTAGATGATTTCAATTTCTTGCCCCCTTGCAATAGCGGCACTAAGAAACACGGCGTGGGCAAAGCCATTGTTAAAAGGAGTCTCGGCAATGCCAAATGCCTGTTTTTCAATCTCCACCGCTATCTGCTCACGCAGCTCTTGCAACTGTATTTCTATTGTTCTTTGCATCCGTTCCCCCTTTATGGTAATGCGATTCTAAAAGCGTGTTTGGTGTGGATCATTGTGACAATCTTTGGCACATTTGTGTTGTTCTCAAAGTCGGTAGTCTGCGGAAGATGCATAGTAATCCATTCAGGCTTCAAATGAATCAAATCAAAGAAATAGATGTTTTCGGGTGTCGAGCAGACATACCACGGCGATAAACCTAATTCCTGCCCCATTGTCATCATTGCATCGTATTTGGCTTGCTCTAATATCAGTTCATCATAGTGAGTGCGCCGGCATTTGAGTTCAAAGTAAGAGTTAGTTGCTGGCGATACACAATCCCACTTGGAATATGGATGCGGTGACGGTATCAAGTCAGGCATTATGTTTTTCTTAAGATACATAAACAAAGTTTCTTCGGTCACTTGCTCTCCTTTGGATAAGCCTCTTGTTGCCATATGCAAACAATCTTTTTATCAAGCAAATATAGATAACGATGTTTGCGCGATCTAGGCATCCATTGCCCTTCTAAACCTTTAACTTTTCCTCTTGAAAGTTTTGTGCCATTTGAAAGTATAAAATCATTTTTTTGAGGTGATAAACCGTGATAAGTAAAATTTGCAGCTTGATAAACTGCTCCAATGTGACGAGATGAATCTGCATAACTTATGACTGCTTTTATATTTAATTTCTTTAATTCACGCAAAGAGCGAGCAATTAAATAAGAACCATAATTGGCGCCATTGAGATGAGAACTAAGCACTAGCCGGCTCATTTCTAAAAATTCAGGATAACTGCCTCTTGGTAAACCAAAAGCCGATGTTGCTGATTCGGGAACTGATAAAGGCGAATAAACAACTGCGCCTTGTAATTCATTTTTTATGTAAAGCCCAAAACAATACTGACCAATAAAACGCTTTGACCCTAAATAATGAAATGATTTTACTAAATCATATGCTTCTTGATATTTAATACCAGCAACATATTGGAGCGATGAAGTCGGAATTGAACCGCTATCTGATAACTGGAACGCCATCTGTGTTGCCATTACACCATCATCGCATATCTCGTTAATCATAACATTCACTTGCTGCCACCCCAACCCTCACCCTTAAAGATAGAGAGAATGGGCGTATAAATACGGATCAATGGTTTTTCGCAATCTTCACAATAGGGCAGTTCTTTATTATCTATCGGCAACGTCAGCTCGAATGTCTGAGCGCATTGCTCGCATTTGTAATCATAGTTCGGCATCATTTCCCCCGTTCGTTTAGTCAATCTATTGCGTGGCGTTTTGGGAATCGAACCCAATGACTTCCCCACAAAGTCAGTATCCAATACAACGCCGCCTTTTCCCTCACCCGAAAGGATAAAAGGTGAAGTTTACTTAACTGGCGTTGCCCCGAGTTGTGCCAGTAGAGCTGCTACTTCAGGTGTGATGGTGCCAGCAGCCACAGGCGCCGCCACTGCAGCGGCAGGTGCAGGTGTTCCACCGATGTAGGCATTTGCCTTGGCAACGGCGGTTGCATCATTTGTTGCATCTAGCAGAATCCACGGTGCTGATTTGCCGGGCTTGGCAGTACCTTGACCAATACGGGCAAGGACTTTGTGACCGACCTTAGATTTCAATGCGTTCTTAAGAGCAACATTGAAAAACAACACATTGTTGTGAACTGCATTATCGTCAAGATTGACAATGTTTACTTCGATTGCATCAGTCTCGCCGTGAACGGTTTGAATACCGCTCTTATATTCGATTGGCTCGATGATGAGTAACTTGCCGTTGAGATCAGCAACCTTCACTGATTCTGTTGCTGCGCTTGGTGCTTCGAAAGCCATTTGGCTCCCCCTATTCTGTTTGGGTATTGCTTGGGTTTGGTTGTTGGTTTTCCAACTCTATGGGCGGGTTCAATTCCGCTAGTTCTTTGGCAATGTCATTGATAGTTTTGGCTGGCATACCGCAGGCGCAACCATCTCGCTCACACATTATTTGGTATCTCCTGCACAAGCCTTAGATGGATCATCGCTAAAGGGTCTGAAATATGGGCAATAGTTACAAAGGCGTGACGGCGCGATTGGAATCATTGACCACATATCAGGGTTTGCTTCAACATCTACGGTTGAGAGCAAAGTGTAAATAGAATCAAGGCGAGCAAGGGCATCGAGTGCAACCTGCTCATCATATGGGTGCAGCTCCACATACATATCTGTAATGGAACCGCCGGTTGGCAGATAGATAAGGCCAACAAAATTTACGGTCACGCCCTGTTGGGCTTTGCCATAGGCATAAAGCATTGTTTGAATAACATTTTGCTCGGTGGCACCTTCACGCTTTCGCACTTGAAGATTAGATGGTGAAGTTGTTTTCCAATCTAGGACTGCGCCTAATTCTTTATCGAATAGGTCAATAGTGCCTGATAAGTTGGCACGAATCTTGACCTTTTCTTCAACTTCATATCGTTCAGGCATCTTGCTAAAAATCTTTTCCAAGTGTGAGTGAATTGCAGTTCCCACTTGGCTTGCCCAATTACCGCCTGAGCCTTCATTGACCTTTTCCCACGCCAGCAGCTTGTATGCCAATTTGCGGGTACATTTTTCACCAACTTCACTTGGGCCAATATAAACCTGTTGTGATCGTGGTGCATAAATGCCAGCATCGGTAATCATCTTGGCTAAATCTCTACCAAGATTTTCTGCTGGCGTGGTTAAAGGTGTGAATGTCATTTGTTAGTTGTCCTCATTTACAAGAGTGAATTTGCGTGAAGTAGATATTACCTCAAGTGCTGCAATTACTTGTTCAGGCAGGATTTCTCTTGCTCGTTTGGTGTCGAATCGTTTGGATTCAACGTGAGTCCAACGAACAACAGGGCGATTGAGAAACATTCCAGTTTCGCTATCGCCAAGGGCTTGCTCAATATGCGCTCTAGCAACATCGGCAACCTCCGTTAGTTCTTTGATTTTGGCAAGAGCTGATTTGTATTGCTCTAACCAAGCGGCAGTATTGACATCAAAATCAATAACGCCTTTTTCGATTTCTACACTCATTCCGTTCCCCCTTAGTAATATGAGTGGGTTTTCCAAAATGACCAAGCGGCGCACGGGCCACCTGATCCATACTTGCGCCCAATATATGCAAGTGCTGCTACGGTCTGAGCAACAGTAGATTTACTGCGCTTCATACCGAGATTGCGATAGGTATCATCTAACAGTTGTCCAACCCCACGGGCTGAACTTGTCGGATTCTTGTGGTCCTTCCAGTGGCTTTCTCTAACCATTATGTTATTGAAGCACTTGAAGTCCTTGGGTGTGAGCAGCTCTTTAGCCACTTCACGAGCATCCACCTGCATTAGCGGTGTGCGCTCTTTGTAGATAATCAACTCCGGCACTGCCTGAGTCGCTGAAACAACTCCGCTTATTATGGCGGTCACGATGAGGATTCCAAGGATTGTGAGGAATCTTCTTTTGTCTCTTGGTGTGATTGGATTTCTCCTTTTCTAGTTACCCCAAACTGGCTCAAAATCTTTCGGACATAACCGAGAGATGTGTTGAGTTCGGATGCAATTTCGTTAGCAGTAAATCCCCGATCATTGAAATCAATGATGCTATTGGCAATGGTGCCAACTGGTATTCGATTAGGGCGAACAACATATGCTCGCTCTTTAGGCGTTTGACCGCCCCAAATTCCATAAGGGATTTCCTTGCTTATGGCATATTCCAAGCACTCCTTTCTGTGGATACAACTGAAGCATAATGCTTTCAACTGTGGCAGTCTCTCTGCCTCGTTTACACGACCATCAGGGAAAAAGAAATCTTTGTCCTCGATAGTTGCACAAACTGCTTGTGCGAAGTCAGGTGCATCGCAAAGGACATCTCTAATCGTCATTTGCGCTCATCCAACCATTGTGTTAAATCTTGGATTACCCAAGACTTTTCGATGCCAGCGTTCCTTCGCTTAACGATGACATAATGCAACGGCACTTGTTTAATCCCCCGAGCCTTTGCGTAGTTTTCTGCCTCAACTTGTGCTTCACGCCAAAATTCAGGCAAAGTTAGTGATTTTCTATTCTTGAGTTCAAGTACATAAGTTTTGCCAGCAATGACGGCAACTAAATCACCTTCATCATTGGCACCAGCTTTAACCAAACGCTCGCAAAGGGCACCTGCTGCGCGAAGCCATCGCATCACGTCAGTTTCAAATTGTGCGCCCTTACGCCCGTTTGGATTAGCCATTTACTTAACAACCCTCAATCCTAAATTTACTGCAATCCGTTCCTCGCGCATATGGCGTGAAATCTTGATTGCTTTGATAATGTCTTGAGCAAGATTAAGTGCTTCTTCTTCGCTCATATGTATCAACTTGATTGCGCCTTCTTCAAAATTACTTCGGCAAGTTTCTAAGTTCTCAAAGTAATCTTCATTTTTCCAAGAACCATCAATACAACCCCGTAATTCGCCAAGTAAACTTACATCCCATTGACCAACTACATCTTCAATAACATCTTTGATTGCATCTTGTTCTTCAAGATAAATGGCAACTGATCCATCATCGCTTGTATGGATTGAAAATAATGGCTCGCGTGGTTTTTTGAATTGATTAAAATCCATCGTCATCACCCTCAATCAAATCTTGAGGGCCTTCTAGCTCTAACAACGTATAGAAAATGCCGACTACGCCGACAATTCCTATGGCAAGTGCAAGTAACATTTGGGTGTCTCCTTTTCGTTTCTATAAGGGTGACACACAATACACCTATTTGCAGGTGCAACACGCCAAAGGCTAAATCTTTTTTTGAACCTCAATTTGAAAAGGTCCTGCGGTGTTGATGTCGTACTTGGCTGAGACTCCTAGTGCTTCAAGAAACTCCCCAGTTGCCCAATCAATTTCACGCAGATTGGCGGCGGTGCCAGCAAGGTATCCCATTGCATAGGCACTGCCCGAACCCACGCCATAGATGCCATCAGATGATTGAGAGATGCTGAGTTCATCGCCGATTTCAAAGATATTGCCATTGAAAGCCAGCAAGTATGAGTATGAAGCTGCATCCTTGGTAAAGTCATAACCTTGCGCCTTGAAGATGGCAATGATGCTTGGGATAATTTTCTTGCCCATAAACTTCACAGGATCGGTGTTGTCATAAGCCGGTGGTTTCCAGTTATACATAAGGATGTCTCCCGGGCGGCAATCGCCCGAAACGGCTAAAAGGTACTTATTAAGTTTGACTATCTTTGGCGTTGATGGCGAGAGGATACGCTTGTCACCGTCAGTTATTTGGCTATCAGCCCCGAGCAGGGCAAAGTCTGAGCCTTGGTAGCCAATTATGGTAGTCACCCGCCCAATGGTACGGCAAAGGCGTAAAAAACCCCTCGTAGCATTTCCCCAAATCTTTCCGAAGGGCTTTCCACGCCAAAATTGAGCCTATACCCAACCCTGAATCGTTATCAAATCGTGACCTAATTTTGCCCCCTTTGGTATGGACAACGACTGCACAAGTGTTATTGTTTACTTATTGGGGAACGGCCCCTACAGAACGGATCAGAAAATGACACAGATTACAATTCAGGGAATCAAAGATATTCTTAACGACCAAGACACAATTTTTATGAAGCAAGGCAAGGGTGGAAAAAAAGTTCATCTTTCAGTTGGCGCTTGCCGTGAAAACAATTTACTTTGTGGCGTAACTTATTCTCGCAATGGAAATCGCTCATCATACTTGTTCAAATTGCATTTTAATCAAGTTGAAACAGATTTAATGTGCAAAGATTGCTTGGCTATTGTTCACGAAAAAGTTCAACCAGTTGCAAAGGCAGGTGCATAATGACAACTGCAACATTAGTTTTTTGCAATCTTTGCGACAAAGTTACATACATTTCAGCAATAAATTATCACGCTCAAAATCCTTGTGTTGCATCTCGCAATGGTTGGGATTGTATGGAGTTTGAAAATGAAAAATTATTTTGCGAATGTGAGGTTAAATAATGATTAAGTTCAATAAAATCAATGGTTGGTCTTACAAGACGATTGATAACAAATTTATGATTTCAAATTGCGGTCCTCGTCAATGGTTTTCTGCAGAGATTGATTTGGAATACTCGGAAAAATTTGGTTGGGCAATTCCTGTTGAGAATTCAAAGGTTTATCACGCAAGCATTAAAGAAGCTCAACAATGGGTTCGCACCGTTGAATATAAGGCAGGTGCATAATGAGACTCACCGACAATATGCGAGTCAAAGTAACTCATCATTCAGGCGTTGAATATGGCGTGATTGAAAGCGCACAAGATGCAAGCAAAGCAATTTTGTTTGCAATGAAAATAACAGTAAAAATGGATGATGGAACTTATTGCGGATTTCCTGCACGATGGATTGAGGAGGCAAACTAATGGAGCGTTACTGGTGTGTGTATTGCGGTTTTGATATGACCGCACTTGGTCATTGTATTGATTGCAACGAATATAAAAGCGCAGTCACATTTAATCAATATGTTGAAATAAACGGTGTTAAGCCAAAGGTATTTGCATAATGGACTACGCCAATATGATTAAAGATTCATTGATTGAGGTATATCAGACACCCTCAAACATTATGAGCAGTTCAGCCCAAAAGCTGATGGATGCTTCCGTCAGTAGCGATTTAGAGTTTATTGAATCAACCCTTATTGCGGTCACAATGATCACAAAAGTATGCCTACAAATCGTCAGAGAGGAATCAGTCAATGTCACTAACTAAAAGAGGCAAGCGAGTTCGAGCAGTTGCAATCTTGATTGGAATCATCATTATTTGGCAAGTTGCCAGCAATCTATGGTGGGTCGGTGTCGGCGCACCCCAAGCCGAGTTTCTTGGCTGGTGTTGGGGTTCAATGACTGAGTGCGTGGTGTTGTAATGCGTAGCAAGCACTCCATCAGAGTTCCCGAAGGTTTATGGGATGCGGTCAAAGCCAAAGCATCTGCCGAACATTTAACCGTGACTCATATTCTGATTGAGGCATTGAAGGCATACTTAAAAGATTAAAAAGGCGAAAAGCCCCGCACACTTGGAACGGCAAGTGGCGGGGCTTTTCTATGTGGTAAAACCTATATGTCAAACTCGGTTGAAATCTCGCCAGCAATGCTCGCGTATGCCGCCAAATCCACAAAACTATCAAGATGTTCAGGAGTCTCAATCAATCGTGCAACCTTGACTAGCCCTAAGCATATTGCAGCTTGTGCCGGCGTTATCTCGCACTCAAGAAAGATAGACCAAAGACTAGCAATGCGGGCGTGATTGGTAATCGGTTTGCCGTAATTCTTATTGCGATCACCGTGTGTGAGGCGGTCAGCCTCGGCAAGAATTTCCCCCCGATTCATACTTAAGCCTTTGGCTTTGTAAGAGTTAATTCATCTTTTGGATTTGCCCATTTAATGATTACAGGCACAAGTGCAATCCAAATACCATTGGCGGCTGCTTTCCAATCGTGAACTGAGAAATCAAACGGAGATTTACCGATTGTTGCAACGGCAGTAATGGCGCTGAACACAAGATACTTTGCCCATATTTCAAATACTTTTGAATTGATTTTCATTACTTGCTCCATTTCGGTGTGCCAAATCCTACGATGTAGGTTGGAATTTTTTTCTTATTTACTTTTTTATACGCTCTAATTCTTACTGCTACCTGACCACCGTTGGCTTGACTGCCTTTGGCATTTTCAGGCGATGTATTGCCTTCAATGGTTGTAACCGTACCATCAAGATTATCTTTGACAACAATGCCAACGTGTTCTACGGGGGCGCCGCCTTCAACGAAATCAAAGAATACAATATCACCCGGCTTTGGCTTTGCAGTTTCTGCATTGCTCCATTTGCCAATACCTTGAAAGCCTACGACTCCTGCTGGTGTATAGACACAGTTGGGAATCTTAAGAGCTGGTTTGATTTGAGCAGCGCACCACATAACAAATGAGCCACACCAAGGCTGTAGATCGTGTTTAGTGAACTTGCCATATTTTGTTTCATTATTTTTAGGGCCTTCAATAGTGCCAACTTCTTTATGTGCTATTGCTAAGAAATCCTCAATTTGGCTCATTTTCCAACCTTTGCTTTCATTACTTCAACATCAATCTTGATAGATTGTTGGTTTTCTAGCAATTCTTCAACCTTGTTAATCAATCCAGTTTTGCCCTCATTGTAAAGAGCATATTCAATACGAGATAATTTATCCTCAATATGTTCAGTGTGCTTAGCAATCGTATGCTTGGCAATAATACTAAAACCAGTCAAAACTCCTGCAGCAACAAAGAAATAAGAATAAATAATTGTGGCAATATCGGATGACATTTGCGCCCTTTCGGGTTGTAGGGTTATGTGGTCGGAGTATCTTTCATAGCAATAGTCGCTTTGAGAATTGCTATCTCTTGTGCTTGGTTGCCGATTGTCTCTCGCAAAGATTTGAGGACTTCAGCGATTTCTACTTGCGGTTCCATTATTCCCCCTTGGCTTTTGGTTCATTGATATAAAGAGCTGCTAACTGTCTTTTGGCATCTTTTTCGGTCGTATGGCAACCAATAACTTTGCCATCGGCATCTTTAACTACTGGATAACCTTTGCAACCGTATGACCCCTTTGGGCCTATGTGGTATGGCATTTACTTCCCCTCTAGTGCTAACAAACGGTCATTGATTTGTTTCAATGCTGGAATCATAAAAATAGAAAGACGATCATAAGCGATTGATTCAGGCAATCCATCAGGGTCATAATTTACTACTGACGAAAATTCGGGTATTTCTGCAACTCGTTCGGCGATAAGTCCTGAAATAACTTGATTGGGATTATCTGTATATTCAGGCTTGTAAGTAAAAGTAACTGGCTCAAGTTCTAGTATTTTGGCAAGATAATTAGAGCCATCAACGGGAGTTATATTATTTTTGTGGCGCTCGGTTGAAGTAGTCAGATAAAAGCGTTGATTAGATGAGGACCACACAACACCCGTTGCCGCCAGTGATGCCATTGATGCAGCTTCAATGTTTCCAGTTGAGCGCAAAGTACCGCCGCTAGTGATGGCGCCAGTGGTTGTAATAGTTGAACCACCGGACATTGCTCCACCACCCATAGCAATGCTGCCACCACCCATAGCAAGGTTGGCTCCATTTTGCATTGAAATGCCAGTAGATCCTGATGCTTGTTGAATATAAATAAGTTGTGTTGATAATGCACCACTTGAATTGTTCCAGTAATAGCCCGTTCCACCAGCTCCACTGCTCAAATAAGTAGAACCCAAAACGAAGCCACCAATAGTTCCAGAACTAGAGTTAATTGTTCCAGTAAAACTGCCCGAAGTTGCGGTAATAATTCCAGTAATCGTTGCGCCAGTTGCAGTTAAATAACCACTTGAATTGATGATGGCATTTCCAGCGATATTTAGTGTGCCACCAGTAATAGTTGCACCAGTTACGCTACCTGAAAAGACCGCTGCGCCAGTTGATGCAGTAATGGCAAAGGTTGCATTGTTTGAAGAATCATATCCAGCAAGGCCAGCCGAGTTCATTACAACGCGAGCGCCTGAAGTTGATGATGAGCCTGAGTAAACGGTAATACCGTTGGTGGCAATAGCAGTTATTTGATTGGTTGAATTGACGATTGTGCTGGCACTTGGTTGCAAAGATGCAACGGCTGCATTGTAGGCAGTTAGTGCATTTGCAAGTGCGGTGGTGGCATCGGCTTGGGCTTGTGCCGCTTGAACTAAAGCAAGATTTACTGTTGGATCGTTAAGGTCATCAGTGTTTGTAAAAAATACAGTTCCCAAATCTTGATAATCATATTCAGTTGGATCAACCCAAAAGGCGTTGCCCACGGCATCAGTAACGGTTGCATTGGTGGTGTTGGCAACGGTAAAAGTGTTAGTTGCGGTGCCAGTAAGAGTAAAAGTGCCATTATATCCATCAGGGGCTAATCCTGAGACTAGAACAATATCACCCGTTGAAAAGGTATGACCTGTTGCAGTATAAGTAGCCGTTGAGGATGTGTAAGTGACGGCGCTAATATCAAAGTTCTTAGTAGTAATATCCTCGGGCGTAATTGTTATCTGCGGTGATAATGGCATTGTTACCCCTTACGGTAGATAAACTCGTGTGGCTGCAATCGGACTTGTGTAAAAAGTAACATCCCAATTTGTTGGGGTAATAGTATGGCGAAAGCCCTCAATCGTTAAATTGAAAGTTTGACTGCGACCATCAACTGTTGTTCGCTTAACAATGCACAAATCTTGGATTTCAGTTTCAAGCAAATCAGGGTAAAGAGCGCCTAAAGCAAAGGCAGTAAATGAGATGCTTTGCACAAGAGTTTTAGGAGCTGCGTTGCGCTTGGCAAGGTAGGTAGCAAGTTTATTGGCAACGGCATCGGTAAGAATGTAGGTATCTACGGTGACAACTTTTGAGCCATATTTAGCAATCGAAGTTGTATTTTTGAATAGTTTTTGCTTGCCCTTTTTATCACTTGGCGCATAATTGATTACGGCAGAATTTACTAACTGATATGTGCCGGGCGTGGTATCAATGCCATAATACTCAACCGTGTCGCTAGTTCTTTGATCATCAAAGGTTAATTGAGTTGGGCGTGAAAATTTATTCTGTAGGTTTACAAGGGTGGCAACGCCCGTGCGGGAGATATAAAAACAACCCGCCTCGGCATCTTCGCATTGGTTGATAATGTCCATAATTGGCATATTTTGAGGAGTTTTTGCAAGGGTTACTGTTCCAGTCAATGAACGCCACGATGTACCAGTTGCCCATCCAGCATAAGTGAGCATACGGCCCACACGAGTAGATGTTGTTTCGCCGCTATAAGCTGCAGTTTTAAGGGCAGGGGCGGTGTAGCGGCTAAGTTTGCCGATACCATCAACAAAAGTCATTGTGGCAGTTGCATCAAAGCCCGCATCGAGTTTGGTGGTTTCAAGATAGCCATCATAGATGACATAGCCCGTAGCCGACCAAGTAGCAACCACTCGGGCGCGTAAGTCAGCCCTAAGAGTTGTTTGCCCCGATAACCACCAAGGACTGCTCGAATTGTCGGGGTCATAATCGCCTGAGCGATTGTCAAGGGTAACAATCAACTGGCCTGCATCAATTCTTTGGTCAGGTCGAACACGCCCACGAGTTAAATCAATCGAGCGCAAATCAGCAATAGGCACATCGGTAAAAGCGCCATTGTAATAAAACTGAATTTTGAATGTAGGACCATTGGTACCATCAAATGCTGGCATTGATTAAACCCCCAAAATTGCAGTGCTAAGACCTTTTCGGCGTAGTAATTGTGCCATATCGTTGCGAACACGCAGGGCAATTTCTTTTTCGGTTACAACTGATCCTTGAATATGATTGATGATTGTAACGCCATCGAGCATACCAATTTTGTTCAATGGGATAATGGCTTCAGGGCCAGCTTCACCGATAATACCCATTTGAGGGCGAGTAACAATGCCACCTTTAGCGTGCTTTGGCACGTTAGACATTGAAGTACCATTCCACGTTTTATTTGACTCGGTGGACCAAGAAGGAATCTTGCTTGGATCAGTAAGCAATGCTTTACGGTTTGCAATAAGTTTATCGGTTGCAATCTTGATGCCTACAAAGGCTGCAGCAATAGCAGTAATTGTGAGCAAGAATGGCGCCCAAGCAACCTCAACTGCGACACCAGCAGCAGCCATTTCACCGCCGGCGGTAGTTGTAGCCACGGCAGCGGTTTCAACGGCTACGGTGTAACCAGTCCAGCGAGCAATCATTGTAAGGAACATTTTTGCAGTTTGAAATGCTTGGAATACTTTGAGTGCTACGTTGGCTGCAATTATTGCCGCCGATAAGCCGGCAATGACAACAATAACTTTGCCAATAGTTTCTTTATTGCGCTCAATATATGGAAGCATTTTTGAAAAAGCATCAGCAGTTTTTTCAAGATATGGCAAAAGCATATAGCCAAAAGATTCTTTCAGCTCATCCGTTGCAACCTTGAGACGGCGCATCTTACCTTCGGCAGTGTTGGCTTCTTTTTTAGCAAAGCCATCAACAGTTTTAGTAACGACTGCCATAATTTTATTAAAATCTTTGGTTTTTAATGTTGCAGCACTTACACCTAAGCCAAGTTTATTCAAACCTAAATAGTTGCCGTTGTAAGCCTTACCTAAAGCATTGACAACATCTTCAAGTGGTTTACCTGTTTGAGCAGTAATATCTAAAGCCGTGTTCATTAACTGTTGAGCTTTAACAGTGTCTTTGGTACTTCTTACCAAACGAGCAAAAGCAGGGCGCATTTCATCATCGGCAATACCAACTGCAAGAGATGTTTTAGCAATATATGCTTCAACGGCTGCTACTTGTGTTTTTGTTGCGTGAGCAGAATTTTGAAGTGTGCCTGCAAGAATTGTTTGAGAATGAGCATCTTCGGCAGCGGCTTTGGCAGCCATAATACCAGCAGCAGCAATAGCACCAAATACAACAGTTGCTTTGCGACCCATAGATTCTAGGGTCTGCGTGGCAGTCTTTGCTTGTTTACCAACACCGCCAAGTGCCTTGCCCATTGAAACATCGCGACCAAATAAACTTGCGGTTAAGGATAAATCTTTACCCACTTTGTCTCCTTATGTTTCAGGCTTGGCGGTTGCCGCTGCTATCAGATCGTTGATTAAATCCATTTCTAAATCCCACACATTCCACGGCGTAATGCCGGGATATGTGTGCATTAGGATTGGGAGATAACTTCGGATTCTTGCTCGGGTACCGCCTCGGATAAGGCGGTCTGTTCTTTTTTTACTTCTATTTCTTCTTCCATAAACTCATCAATGGAATAATCATTGAGGACATCTTGAATAGACAAGATTTCACCAGCTCTTACCATACATATCCAAGCAAGAGCATAGAAAGCCTTGGTCTTTGTGTATCCCGGCAATGCACTTGGCTTGTTTGATTCTAATGTGCCAAATAGAGTGAGAGCATCAACGCCAAAAGCATCTTCGATTGCCATCAACTCTTTACCAAGCAAGCCCGGCTGATCACCTTCATTGGGCGTTGGATATGATTTACCACGGATATTTAGTGCCATTGTTTCCCCCTATTTGATTTTCGCTTGGATTTCTTTTACTACATCTTCAACTGCATTATTGACTGCCAAAGCAAAGGCAGGCTTATTGCGAGCAACAATTTCACCTAAGAATGGCTTTGGTTTTTGACCAACCCAATTATCTTTGTTGCCATAAACAGGATGGCGCCATTCTCGTTTTCTGCGACCTTCCATATAATAAGGCAAAGTGCGTGGTCTGCCTGAAACAGTAAGAAATCGGCTGGTGGATACACGAACGTGTAATACCGCGCCGCGACCTGTACCGTTGAAATCAGCTTTGGTTGCCGCCGCCAATGATGCCCGAAGCCCGAGATGGGCACCCTTCTTTTTACGGGTACCGCCCATCTCGCGCTTTGAAGGCAAATTCAATTCGGCTTGTTTTACTTCGGCAACAACAGGCTTTGCAAGAGTCATTAAACGCTTACGCAAAGCCTTTTTTAGTTCAGGCTCAAATTGAGCAAGTGCCTTGTAAAAGGCAACAAACTCTTTAGTATCAACCTGAATATCTGCCATTTAGAGAGCGGCATCCGTAGTCGTGTAAACGATTGTTAGCGGTGCATCTGTTCCATTGTCATATCCTTCAAATGTGAAGCTGACATCAATAACTTCAGGACCGCCGACTTGTGGCGCTGATCCATCGAACTTAACGGCTGAAACAGTAATTGCAAGAATATCGCTTCCGCTTGTGAAAGTAAGTCCAAGAGCAGTTGTTGTATCTGCAAGGAACTTAGCAAGCAAAGTGGTGTCAGTAAATTCTGCAGTAACTGTTCCTGCAATCTTGCGGAAACCATTGATTACCTGAGTTGCCTTGATTCCGCTTGAACCAAGGTTGTAACGGTCAGTTTTCAATGAGTTATCAACAGTCAAAGTAAAGTCCTTGATGTTGGCAACTGCTGAACCATCAACTGTTACTGCACCTTGTGCAAAGTGAAATAGGTTAGTTGAAGCTGAATAAGAGGCAGTTGCAAGAGATGTAGCAGTTGTAAATGAAGCGCCATCAATAGAGAAACGACCTGTTGCAATTCCAGCATTGCTTACGCCTAATTCAAAAGATGAGATTTTGCATCCACCGATTGTTTTAGGAGTAACAGTTCCACCGTATTGAGGAACGCCAACCTGAGATGTGAAAGATTTGGTATAAACATCACCAAGTGTAAAAGTGAAAGCGCCTGCAGCTTTAGTTGGGAATGAACCCATTGCGTGTGCAAGCAATAGCCCTAATCCGCTTGTTGGCAGATCAAGAGTAATATCGCCAGTTGCATCTGATGTTGTAACTACACGGCGTTGTGAGCGTGGAAGTTGTCCACCTGCACGAAGGCCAAGACCGACTGCAGTGGTCTTGTTGTAGTTGATGCTTTCATTGGTAAATTCATAAAAGCGTGTGACAGTTATTGGTGTGTTGAAAGTTGTTTCGGTTGCAATTCCAAGTTGGGAGCCGATACCTGAGCCGATTGCCATAATTATTCTCCTTCAGGGGTGATTGAGGCTGCTGCTTTGTCGGCAGGCGCCCAGTTGTCTTTTTGTTCTAACAATGAAGCTGCGGCATCATCTGCCACTTCTACTATCGCCCCTGCCTTGACCATAATGCCCAAAGCAGGAACATCTAAATCGCCAAGAGGCGAGATATTTTTTACTTTTGCCACGATTTTCTCCTTATGTCCTTGCTCGGTAAGCAATGGTGAAGTTGATAATTACAACCGCGCCGGCATTGGTTTGACGGTAAACGGCTGAATGGTTTTCAAGCCCTGAGTATAAACAAGCACCTGAAAATGAAGGGTCAAGTCGGATAACGGTATCAACCGCCGACAAGATTGCATAAGCCCGAACTCTGCGAGCAGTTAAATCAGATGTGCCATCCCACGCCCACAATGAGCAGTTGATAACGCCATCTTCAAACATACGCTTTGCGCCAAGTTGATCGTAAGAGTTGCGGGCGCTCATTGCCTCTAAATCGCCATCTTCACTTCCATCGTGACCTACGGCGATTGCATCTCCCGGATATGTCTCATCAATTTCAGGGCCATCAAATACACGCACGGCGCTTAAATCACTTGCAGCTCCAAGAGCCGTAATGATATTAGTGATAAGGGTTGGGAAGGCAACAGTTGTCATTTATGCAAGCCCCGGCAAACTCATTTGGTCAAGCAATTCCATACAACGGCGCGGTAATGAATATGTTGAGCCGGGGTAGAAATCATCGCCTGTTTGATTGCGAGAAATTACACTCATCGCGCCTCGTTGTGTTTGCCATAAATGGCGCACGATTTCAAGCACACCTTGCTTTGCTGCTGCTGGTGGATTGATAAAGCCCGAAACATACGAAACTTCGATGTTGTTAGCACCCGGTGCCCAAATACCAAAGTAGTTAGGACCTGCGATTGAACCTGTAGTAATGCGTGAGATGCGCTGACCTGTTGGATCAAGTGAGTAATTTTCAGATGTAAGCAAAGTTCCGCTTTCATATACTGAAGTAATACTCATTGCTCGTGGGTTGCGTAAGCGAATAATATCTGTATTGCCATCATATAATTCATTGGTAAATACTTGGCGGCCTAGAACGCAACCAACATAATTTTCAGCCAAATCAGATGCAGCATCAATGAAACGGCGAAGTTCCTCATCTAAATCAGTATTAGCAGCAGGGATATTCAAGTGAGCCTTTACTTCATCAAGGGCCACGATTGAAAGATGTGTGCCGTCACGAACAGTAAAATCATCTTGATAAGCTGAAGCATTGGTGCCTGTGGCAACCCAACGGATAAGATAGCGCCCTGAAGTTGTTGGCGTGAAGCTGACATCATAAAGACCAGTACCTGAATTAGTAACCGATGGGATTGATGTAGTTCCATCAGGTGCCGTAATAGTTGCAACAACGGTAGTTGCATTGGCTGGTGCGCCTGCAGTATTGGTGATTGTTACTCCAAGAGCAACAACATCGCCTAGATCATAAACTGCCATTATCTACCTTTCATACTTGGTGTAGCCAAAATTCGGGATTTCATACCTATCTTGCTTCCGGCTGGAATTGGGGTAGATGTCATATTTGGCGTTGCTATAACACGGGGTTTACTGTTTCCGCGACTTGAATAATAATTGTATGTTACAAATGATTCGTTATATCTAACTTGTGGTTCGTTGTATCTGTAATGATAAACAGTTGAATCGCTAGACTCGCGATACATCATTTGTGAAGTAGCAACATTTCTTGGTTTCATATCAACCATTTGTTGCTCCTTTGTAATGCTCTAAGTTTTCTTTTAAGCGTTCAATCCACGGTGCAAGTTCGATTGCTCTTAATCCTTGTTCTAAAGCCTTTTTGTAATTGCCTAGATTATACGCCGAAATTGCGATTAAATCGTGTGGCAAGTATCCCCAAGCATCTGATTCTACTAGATATTCGAGCGGTTGGTGAGTTATTTTTAGAACAGAATGAGCCATTGCATAGCAATCGAGCCATTGACCTTTTGAATAGTAATACTCTGCTAAATCAACCCTTGGCTCACGGCTTATGGGAGATTCGGCGATTGCTTTGAGCAACCAACTTTCTTGATTGTCGTGATCCATTTTGGCGAGATAGCGCATAGATGCAGCTCTTTCGGGCTTCCATACTGCCTTTGGTAAAGATAGATGGCGCTTAAATTGAGCAATCGCCTCGGTGTAATGATTGTTGAAAAATAATTCGCGAGCATAATAAAAAGCATTGCGGTCATTGTCGGGGTCCTCTTGAATTGCAAGGCGCAACAACGGGTAATACTGCCCACGAGATTTCTCATTATCAGGGTGATGGTGAATTTCCAAATCAATCCACGCCTGAGATTCCTCACCGCTTGGGGTAAGTGTCTCGTGAACTGGATGCTTCCAACGATAACCATTACGGGTGTGAATCTTATCCCCACCGTATGTAAGCCCCGTGGAGCCATCAGGATTCCAGCTCCAAGTGTATTTATATCTTGGGCGCATAATCCCGTCAGGTACGGCTTCTAGGGCTTGGCGCCAGCCTTCCTTAAGAATCTCATCCATATCAAGGGCGATTGCGTAATCAATATCGTTAGGCAAGGCTGCTAAAGCTGCATTACGGGCATCATCAAAGCGCCACGGATTGATGCCAATCTTGATGACATTGATGCCGTAATTCTTGGCATATTTAACGGTTGAATCGGTTGAGCCGGTATCTGCAATAAGTAAATAGTCAGCATCTTTGGCAGATTGATACCAGCGTTCAACAAATTGTGCTTCATTGAGAGCAATGGTGTAAACGGCTATTTTCATCAATCCCCCTGTAAAAATTATTCGGCTATGACCTCGGCTGCTGGTTCATCTAAAATTGTTTCTTGGATCAAAACATAATCGCCTTGACCGCAAACATTGCACTTTGTAACCACTTGAGCATCCTCGGCATTGCGAGTTTCAATATAGTAATGTGTGCAACAAGTTGAGTTATATTCGTATTTGATAGCCATAATCACTCCTTAGTAGTAAAGATAAACAACGCCGTTACCGCCTGTACCAGCAAGTCCTAGTGTTGAGGCACCTCCGCCACCACCGCCACCTGTGCCACCGTTGCCGCCATTATTTGCAGAAGCATTTGAACCAGCGCCAGTGTATCCAGCGCCTCCACCACCACCACCAAAAGTTATTCCTGTACCACCCGCTCCAGTACCACCAGCAAAAAAGTCACCAGTGCCGCCAGCACCTGAAATATTTATTCCTACGGTTCCAGTTGCTCCACCGCCACCGCAAATCAACCCACGACCACCAGCGTTAGCGGTTTGGTTTCCAGTTGTAGTTGTAATTCCACCAGCACCACCAGTACAAACTCCAGCTCCAGGCAAAATTCCAATTGAGCTACCACCACCACTTGCATATCCAATGGCTCCTTGGGTACCAGCAGCGGGCGCTCCAGTATAAGAAACATTTCCAACAGCACTTCCAGTTGTTGTAGCACCAGCACCACCGCCACCAGTGGGCGCTCCACTACCACCGCCGCCACCAGCAATAACCATTCCATAAATAGATGAAGTACCAGTCGCGCCAGCACCATTCACTGAAGTTCCAACACCGCCAGTTCCAACAGTCACGGCATTTGTAATATAAGTCCAACCAGCAGAATAACCACCTGCGCCACCACCACCTCCTCCACCTGTAGTCTGTGTGCCTCCTGCTCCACCACCGCCAATAACAACTGCATAAATGCGGTTAATACCTGTTGGGATTACAACAGATGTTGATGAGGCAGTAAAAGTTTGTTGCAGCTTTAATCCATAAGGGGAATCAGTAAATGATGAATTTGAATAAATAGTTGCGCTCATAGTTCTCCATTGTATAGCAATTAAAATTTAATAAAAAAGGTAAAGAATCCCTGCGCCACCTGATCCCGGTGTAACACCGCTACCGCCTCCACCACCACCAAGCCCACCAGCACCAGCAACTGTTCCTGAAGCAGTATTGCCGTTGCCTGCAATACCTGCTCCACCGCCGCCTGCACCATTTGTACCTGTGCCAGTAGAACCCGAACCACCAGTTGTAATTGCACCAGTAAGGATGTTGATTCCAGTACCACCAGCACCACCTGTACGAGTACCAGTTGTTGTGCTTGCGCTTCCACCACCACCACCAACTAAACCATTACCGCCAGCACCACCTGTATTAGTTGTTGTGCCAGTAAAAGAACTGCCAGCGCCACCACCACCTGAAATTCCATCGCCACCACCACCTGCAGTACCGTTAGCGCTACGTGGTAAGCCCGATCCTGCACCGCTTCCATTGAATCCTTTGTAATTATTTGCGGCACTTCCTCCTAGCCCGCTAGGGATTCCCCAGTAATTTGTTGAACCGCTAGAAGCACCGCCACCACCGCCAATAAACGGACTAACACCGTCACCGCCGCCACCACCGCCAGCAATAATGTTTCCGTATCGTGTGTAGTTACCAACGCTAGTAGCGCTACCAGTTCCAACTATGCAAGTGCTGTTTGCTAAAGTCCAGCCCCAAGCGACACCACCTGCACCGCCACTATATGTTGCAGCACCACCACCACCACCGCCAACTGCTATTGCATAAACCCAAGTAACGCCAGCAGGAATTGTGACTGACGTAGTTCCAGCGTTGATTGTTTGTTTAAGTTGTAAGCCGTAAGGTATTTTAAAATGCGTATTAGCAAAAGGGGTTACAGAAGCGCTCTGCAAACTATTTGAAACTGAATTGCCAGCTTGTCCTCTGCGATTTGGATTAGTCATATTTGCTCCCTAGTAGAAAAGGTAAAGAATCCCTGCGCCGCCTGCGCCGCCTGTTGCACCTGTACCGCTACCACCGCCACCGCCACCAAGACCACCTGCACCGCCAGTATTTCCTGATGCAGCAGAACCATTACTTACAATCCCTGCTCCACCACCACCTGAACCATTGTTATTTGTACCAGTTGAACCAGCACCACCAGTTGTTACTGCACCTGTCAGGATATTGATTCCGTTACCACCTGTACCACCTGTGCGAGAGCCTGAACCGATTGACTGCCCACCGCCACCACCTGCTAAACCTGAACCGCCGTTGCCACCTGTGGAAGTTACGGATGTTCCTTGTCCACCACCACCACCACCTGAAATACCATTGCCGCCATTACCTGCACGAGTTGCTGTGATGCTTGAATAACCACCGCCAGCGCCACCGCCATTTGTACCATCTAAAGTTATGGATGAACCACCAATACCATTTGGTATGCCCCAATAATTAGTTCCACCCGAAGCACCGCTTTGAGCATAGTTTGCACCGCCACCTGCACCACCAAGTGTTCCGCTAGTAGCACCTGTTGCGCCGCTACCAGCAATAATATTTCCATAGCGTGTGTAGTTACCAGATGCACCTGAAGCACCGCCTGTGCCTACAATGCAAGTTGAGTTTGCAAGAGTCCATCCCCAAGCAATACCACCTGCACCAGCACCACCTGCACCTGAAGATGTTGAACCACCACCGCCACCACCAACTGCGATGGCATACACAAATGTTATTCCAGCAGGGATTGTGACTGATGTTGTGCCAGCATTGATTGTTTGTTGTAAGAGCAAACCGTATGGCAAAATAAAAGATGTATTGGCAAATGGAGTATCTGAATCGCCTCTGCCTTCAGTTGAAACAGGCGCACCTACTTGCCCTCTGCGACTGGCATTAGACATTACGAAATCCTGTTTACATAACCTGAAATTGTAATAACTGAAGCAGTTGCAGCAAAAGCATAAGTTGTTGTTGCAACTGAACCTGTACCAGTAAGAGGAAGGCCAGCAACGATAAGAACATCGCCTGACTGTGGCGCAAGAGTAATTGGCTTAGAGTTTTGTGGAGAGGAAGTGCCACCAAATTGAACCGTCAAAAGAACTGGCGATGTTGAAGTATTATTGGCATACAACCAAATTTCATCAATAATAGATGAGGAAGTTCCAGTTGCGTGAATAGTTGTGCCAGTTGAAGCCGTAGCTGCAACTGTTATTGGCTGACCTACAGTTGATCCTGATAGAAGTATCTTGGAATATGTTGCCATTTATTTATCCTTAACTAAAGATTTGAATTGGAATAATTGTTTGGTCTGAATCGCCTGCACTACCGCCACCGCCACCGCTTGAGTTAATTGTAACTGCGCCTGTACCACCAGTAGGGCTAATAGTTATATTTGTACCAGCAACGATTTGAGTTACGCCGCCAGTTGCACCTGTCGGACCAGTTGCACCAGTTGCACCTGTAGGTCCAGTTGGACCAGTAACGCTGGCACCTGTTGGCCCAGTTGCACCAGTTGCACCTGTAGGACCAGTTACTGTTGAAGCAGCACCTGTAGCACCAGTTGGACCTGTAGGACCTGTAACGGTTGAAGCAGCACCTGTAGCACCAGTTGGACCAGTTACGGTTGAAGCTGCACCTGTAGGTCCTGTTGCACCTGTAGCACCAGTTGGACCTGTTGGACCCACACCGCCTGATTGCGCAAATGTGAGATTATCTGTGCCGATAATGATGTAACCATTGGTGCCAGTGCCAGTATTATTTTGAATCCAGTTAGTAGCACCATTGACAGTTCCATTAACCACAAAAAGAAAATCGCCATACTCGACTTGACCTGCAACTGAATTGTTAAAATCTGTTGCACGAGTTAAAACATAGGGAGTTATGAAAGAACCAACGGTGCTTACATAATAAATACCATTTTGAGTTTGTGTTGTTTGATTCTTAACCAATACTCGATCATTGACTGCAAGAGAAAAACCATCAATCGAAATTGCACCATTAGATGTTGCAGTAAGTTTTGCACCAATACCATAACCGCCACCTGCATCGGCAGTTCCTGCAGTATATGTTGTTGCAAGATTTGCAGTTGTCGCAGAGTGAGCAGATGAA